GCAAGCAAATGTTTTTCATTGTTCCGTATGGTTACGCCATACCTTACAATGAAAAACATTTGCTTGCTTGCAATCAACCATACCTATCAAGAAATTGGCTTGTTCCCAAAAGCTATTGTTAGCGGTGGAACTGGCATCATGTATAGTGCGGACAATGTTTGGATTATTGGTCGCCAACAAGATAAAGATGGTACCGAAATTCAAGGCTATCACTTTGTAATCAATGTAGAGAAGAGCCGCTTTGTTAAAGAAAAGAGCAAGATTCCAATTAGTGTAAGTTGGAAAGGCGGTATTGAAAAATGGAGTGGATTACTTGCTGTTGCGGTTGATGCTGGATATGTAGTGAAGCCAAAGAACGGATGGTATGTTGCGCATAACCCTGCAACCAAAACCGATCTTAGCGGTTCATTGCGTGAAGCTGCAACCATGACCAAAGAGTTCTGGGAAAACGTATTTAAGAATACTGATTTTGCAGATTACATTAAGAACAAGTATACCATTGGCTTACGCGACATGATTACGGATAGCGAAGACGCGATGGTTGACTTACACGAAGACGAAGCATAAAGGATATGCCCAGTGAAATAAGCGACTATATTTTCATTGACGATCCCGCAAACCAAAATGTTTGTGGGATCCAATGCACAAACGCAAAGTACTATGGAATACGATATAAGTATGGTACCATAAGCGTAGATGAAGATGTGAAACATGATAAGTGTCAATTAAATTTTGACTATAAAATTATTTACAAACCAGCGTGTTTTGATATAATTGACTTAAACGCAGACACCGACTTTAAAAACTTTGCTGGTGATGTCTTGTGCGATATCTTAACAAATCAGGAATACAAAATTGGAAAACATGGAGACAAATCTTGAAACAACAATCATTAACAATCTTATACACAATGAAGTATTTTGTCGCAAAGCGCTGCCACACATAAAGCCTGAATATTTTGATGGTATTCATCGCACTATATATGAGGCTATCTTAAAGTTTATTACCAAGTATAATAAGCTGCCAAACAGTACAGCATTAAGTATTGAATATAAGGCGTCTGACGCTAGTCGTAATGCCAATGCAGCCGAGGTTAACTATTACATCAATGCATTATCAGAACACCTAACGGTTGACGAGCAATGGATTATTGATAGTACCGAAAAATGGTGTAAGGACCGTGCAGTATATCTTGCCATCATGGAGTCAATCTCTATCATTGATGGTAAAGATCTTGAAAAGAGTGAAGGCTCAATTCCTACTATATTAAGTAAAGCATTAAGCGTCACTTTTGATACAAATGTAGGACACGATTACCTTGAGAATGCTGAAAGCCGTTATGAATTTTATCATAAGACCGAAGATAAGATACCATTTGATCTTGATATGTTTAATGTTATTACAGGCGGAGGTATACCACGCAAGACGCTTAATATTATTCTTGCCGGCTGTGTTCACCCTGAGACTCCAATTCGAGTAAGGATTCATAAGAAAATTCTTTCTTAGACCGCTTGCGATCTGGTTGGTAATTGCGTGCTTTTCCTAATTGCCAACCACGCAAAAGCAATTCAAATATCTTATTGGTTTCAATACGAAATGTTTTTTCTCCGTTATTCACATATTCTTTTCCACCATCTTTCATACCGTATTGCCATCCTTCATCAATTTTTTGTTGAATTTCATTATAAAGACATCGTGTTATAACATCGTTTTTATGAATCCATAATTTACCAATATGTGATTTTCCTCCCATATGTCCACGCTTCGAGCGGCCTTCCTTTGAGGCCCAATACGCCCATGGGTTATTGGGCGAAATTATTGAAGCTTTTCCACCAAGTGATGCAAATTTTGAAAAGTTTTCTGGATTGTGAATGCCTAATTTATTTTTAATTTGTGTCTTAATTCCTTTACGTGAAATTTCAGCTCGATCTTCCTTACCAATTGAAAACATTCCTATCTTATTCTCATAACACCATTTGCCAACAATACGTCTTTGTTCATATGTTAAATTTGCTCCTAGCATATGCATTGATCGTAGGTCATTAACCATACCATGAATTTTCCACAATAAGAAATGTGCTGCTATATGCTGTCTAATACTAAGGTAAGTAAAATTACTTTCATCTTCTCCGCCGCCCGCATGTCGTGGAATGATATGATGTTTATGTATGTTTGATCCTTTACAATAATGAATTTTGTTATTTACATTTTCATTACATATGTTATAATAGATTCGAGCGTAAAATTTCATAAGATTGATTCCTGTTCCAGCTAACATTATATTTATACAAATCACACCTTTATATGACCGAAAAAATTATTAAAATTAAAGAAATTGAAGAGCTCCTGAATGCAGGATACACAATAGAAGTAGATTCACCCGATGGTTTTGTTCCCGTATCAGCATTTGTTGATAAAGGAATGTGGGAAGAATACGTTTTATTGCTTAATAGCGGAAAAGTTATTCGAGTCAATGAAAATCACTTGTTTGAAACTATTGATGGTTGGCAATATGCAAAAGATCTAGTTCTTAAAAAACAGCAATATCTGACTGAAGACGGATACCAAATTGGTATTGTTACAAAAACAGGAAAGCAAATTCCAATCGTTGATATTCAAGTTGAGCATGAAAATCACCGATACTATACTGATGGTGTTTCTTCACATAATACGGGTTGCGGAAAGAGCTTAGGTATGTGTCACATGGCAAGCGCTGCATTGGCACAAGGTCGTAATGTACTATACATTACAATGGAAATGGCTGAAGAAAAGATTGCAGAACGTATTGATGCCAATCTTTTTGATGTTCGTATTGACCAATTAAAAGACTTGACTAAAGCATCATTCAACACAAAGGTTAAAGGTATTAGCGATAAAACCAAAGGTAAACTTGTTGTCAAAGAATATCCAACCGCGAGCGCACACGTTGGTCACTTTCGCGCATTGTTACTTGAACTCAAATTGAAAAAGAAGTTTGAGCCAGACATCATTTATATTGATTATCTAAACATTTGCGCGAGTAGTCGCATGAAAGGATTGAGCGGTAGTGTCAATACTTATAGTCTTATCAAAAGTATTGCTGAAGAAATTCGTGGATTGGCTGTTGAATTTAATGTTCCTATCTGGAGCGCAACTCAAGTTACAAGAGCGGGATATTCCAGCAGTGATATCGAAATTACGGATACAAGTGAATGTATTGCTATTACTGAATCCGTTACTATGCGTGATGGACAAGTTAAAACACTCGATGAAGTTAAACTAGGTGACCAAATTACTGCAAATGATGAATATAAAACAGTAATGTTTAAGCATCATAATAAGATGAAAGATTGTGTAAAGATTACAACCGAAAGCGGTAAATCAATAATTGTTTCGAAGGATCATGTATTTCCATGTAAAAACAATGGGAATGTTAAACGTATTAGTGTTAATACCGGATTAAATGTTTCAGACATTCTATCTGTTGTACTCGGCAAAATGTAATTATTATAAATAATATCATACTACAGATTTTATGATAGCTATTACTGATCCATTAGAGAGAAAACCCATACGTGACATAATTAATAAATTGCCTGATGATAAAAAACAATATTTTATTCAATTTATAGCTGAATATATTGGTCATAAAAAACTATCATCGTCCCTTAAGCGCAAATATGAATTGTTTAAAGACATACTTATGAATAATGAAAATTCATATATTTCATTATTCACAGAATACAATTCATCTAATAATCAATATCGTAAAGCGGATATTAGACATGGCTTAGGCTCAGGTAAAAAGTTAAAAACCACATACGCGGCGCGGCCCAAAGCGGTAAATATTAATTCATGCTTTACGATTACTTATTGGATTGCTAAAGGCTTATCTGCCGAAGAAGCCAAAAAGCAGGTTTCTGAATTGCAAAGTAAAAACTCAAAGAAGAAGCATCATAAATTTAAATTGAACAGCTTAAGTTATAAAGAATATTTACCCAATTGTATTGAATATTGGATTGCTAGAGGCTATGATTTAAACGAGTCGGAAATTCTCAGAAAACAAATTTCTATAAAATCTGAGTTATCATATGCAAATTATATTGAAAAATATGGGTTTGATATAGGTACGACTAAATTAAAAGCACAGCACGAAAAACGAAAGGCTACATTGATTGAACGGTTTGGCACAACTGCAGTGAATGGCAAATGCTCAAAGGAATCACTTAAATTTTTCATCCCGCTTTATAAAAGTATTAGAAAACTAGGTGTTAATAAAAATGATATCTTTTGGGGCATTCGCGGAAGTAAAGAATTTGCGCATCATTATAATGGCATGAACTTCTTTTATGATTTTACGATTCAATCATTAAAAATAACAATTGAATATAATGGTGCATTTTGGCACGCGCGTCCTGAAACTGAGTGGAAAGGCTTTGGATCTAAAGAAGAAAACCTTGCTTATAACCATATTAAAGAAAATACTATTAAACAGTACGGCCATGATTTATACATTGTATGGTCGGACGAAGATCTTGAATTAAAAAGAAATACTATAACACAAAATATTAAAGAAAAATACTATGCAACCGCTTGAAGAATATTGTCTAATTAAAGCAAATGAGCTTATCACAAAGGGTATGGTGTCCGAACATACCGATGTTTTTGAATTAACTGATATGTTAATTGCGCTTGAAACTGAAAAAATTGATAAGAATACAAAAAGTGATCTTAACCTAAATTATAATGATCCTATTGTTTCTATTGAGGATGTTGGTGAGGTTGAAACTACAGACATTTCAACCTCAGGCGATAACCTATTTTACTGCAACGGCATTTTAACAAAAAACAGTTTTGGACTACCTGCAACAGCCGATTTGATGCTTGCATTTATTCGCACCGAACAACTTGACAAGATGAATCAAATTATGGTTAAGCAACTTAAGAATCGGTACAATGATCCAACAACCAACAAGCGATTTACTATTGGAATTGATTTACCAAAGATGAGACTGTATGATATTAGTGATCCTATGGCAAACATCTCAACAGAGCCTGATAACACGCCTGTGGCCAATACGCCGTTTAGTTCTGGACGAAAGTCTCGTGCAGTGAGTGGCTTAAATGTGTAATTTTATAAATAATGCTATATAAATAGTTTTATGTCAAGCCTAAATCATTATAAAGAATACCTATCCGAAGCGCTATCCACCTCTGGTGTTAATAAAGCTGCATTCATTATTTCACGTTATCTTAAAAAGAAGACTGGTAAAGTTTTCTTCCGCTACCCAGGCCTAGAGCAATATCAAAATTCCAACGGTGTTGGTTTTGGATTACGTTTCTATGCAGTGCGTAAAGGACTTAGCGTACGTTTTAACTGGAAACAAAGTGGAGCTGCAGGATTAAATAACCTTGAGAGTATTGACTATTGGGATGGTATCTCATCTGCGCCATTTCACATTGAATTTGATCAAACTGTATCTCTTGTAAAAACACTTCCAGTGATTGCTGACATTATTAGCAGTGGCACACCATCACTAGGATCTATTAGCACTATTGCTGATGGTGTACCGCTATATGAAAACGTATTGCATGAGGCAGCTGAATACGACTTTGATACAATCTTTGACGAAATTGTCGATATGATTGTTGACCCTTCTTTTAGCAAAGGTAAAGTTTGGAATGCATTTAAAAGTTCAGGCGTAAAGATTTTTGATGCGCTTGAAATGAAATACCCAGATCTTATTACCAAGCAAGGCACCAAGTATGTCTGGGCTGGCTCTAATAAAGATCTTAAAGCACTTAAGAGCGGCAAAGAAGAAATCTTGCAAAAGGTTGGTATTGTAACAGGTAAGATTACCAAAGGTAGTTCAATAGAGCGCTATAAAGGAGATGCTCAAATTGACGAGCTTGAAAATCAACGTACACGCCTATCCTTTGAAGCGCAATTGCAAGATCTTGAGCGCCTTGTTAAATTTACAGTAAACGGCGCATCCAATGCACTGTTTGTATCTGGTAAAGGCGGCGTAGGTAAAACACACACCACAGAAAAGATTCTTGCCGACCTTGGATTGAGAGATGGTAACGGTTACTTCAAGAATACAGGTAGCGCAAGTGCTGCTGGACTATATAGCTTGTTGTTCCGTTATAAGAATGAAGTTGTATTCTTCGATGATAGTGACGATGCATTGGGCGACCAAGAAGCACGTAACCTTCTTAAAGCGGCAACCGATACTAAGAAGGTACGTAAGCTCGTATGGAACAAGATGGGCAAAAACGTAGTTGATCCTGAAGGAGATCTTACAGACGAAGAAATTCTCGATAACGGTCAAATCCCACGTTACTTTGAATTTACTGGTAAGATTATCTTTATCTCCAACTTGAGCTTGGATAAATTGGATCCAGATGGTGCGCTGCGTACACGCGCACTTATTATTAACATCGATCCAACCGAAATGGAAATTTATGATTTCATGGAGAAGATTGTTGGCACCATTGAATTGGCTGACGGCATGAAACTGGACCAAAAATCAAGATTACATGTTGTTGAATTACTTCGCAAAGGTAAGAGCAAGCAAAGCGCAAACCTTCGTAAGTTATCACGTGGATTGAATATGTCAGCAGGCGCGCTTGCAG